AACTGGAAGTTGACAAATCAAGGAATCGGGGTGACTTCTGGCAATGTGCTTGCCGATGGGCAGCACCGGCTTGAGGCAATTAAAAGATGCGGATACCCTCCGGTTGATTTACTGATTGTTCATGGGTTGGACCCTGATGTTCAGATCGCGGTTGACTCTCACGCAAAAAGATCAGCCAGAGACATGCTTCATTTTGCTTTTGGATACAGGGTTAGCCGCATGGCCCCGGCGATTGGAAATGTTCTCCTAAAACACTCCAGAAATCAATGGTTTGGCGGCTTTTCAAATCAAGTCCTGATGGAGTGCTTGAGTGAGTATTGTGACGAAATTGAAATTATTACTTCAGCTCCCAAGAAGGCTGCGTATTTTGCTGCTCCATTTTTAGCTGGATTCGTGACGCAGCTGAAAGCGAATCCATTATTTAAGGATAAAATAATCGAATTCATGCAAAGCGTTGAGTCCGGTGAAATGCTAGATAAGACAATGCCAGCTTTCCACCTTCGGAATTTTGTCGCTATATCAACTAAAACGAAAGGCGGAGGAGAGATGCAGAAGGAGCGTTATCTAAAAGCGTCAAAAGCACTTTACGCAGCGCTAAGGGGTGAGTCAATGGGTGTCCTTAGAGTTTGATTCGCACACAACAGGGGCCGCGCATCTCACACGCGGAATTTTACATGGAATACGAAACAAAAGAGCAGGAGTGGAAAACCTTTGCCGCTCTTACCAAATCGCAGCTTGCGGATCTACGTGATGCCATGGCTAACATGGGCAGCAGTCTGAATAAGGCTAAGGCGCAGGGGATCATTTCGGCATACAAACAACTAATAGAAAATTGGCTATGATTACACACAACATTGAGCAACGCACACCGGAATGGCATGCAATCCGCAGAGGAGTTTTTACCGCATCAGGAGTGGGCGAATACGCGCTGGAACCTGTGCGAGTTACGCTAACCGTCGATGAAATTAAGAACGAGCTAGACGCGCTAGGCATCCCGCGCAAAGGTGTGACAAAAAAGGACGACTTGATCGCGCTATTGCCAGATCCAGCGAAACACGAGGAGCTAACAAAGGGCGCATTGACCGCTATTCTGAAATCCATTTCCGACGAAAAACCCAAAGATGCTTGGCAGATTGAAATGGAGGACAAAGCGGAAAAAGCGATGCTTTACAACATCCCGGTCCAGCGTGGCAACGCGCTAGAGGACGAGGCCCGCAGGTATTACGAGCAACGCACTGGATTTGAGGTCACGCAGGTGGGATTCATCACGCACGACACAGGCGGGTTTGGATGCTCGCCGGATGGGTTGATATACAAGAGCAGGCTCTGCGAACATGCTGGCAACATCACTGTCGTTGACCACATTCCTGCTCACGGCCTAGAGATAAAATGCCCGATGCCAGAGACGCACATGCGCTATTTGCTGGATGGTAAACTGCCGGATGACTACGAACTCCAGGTGCATATGTCCATGGCAGTGACCGGATTGAACCGCTGGGATTTTCTCAGCTACTGCCCCGGCGAGGCGCAGCTATTGCTAACCATCGAGCGCACCGAATACACCGACCAGCTAGAGGCAGGGCTGAAACGCCTAGTGGCCGAAAAACGCAAAATCAAAGCAAAACTTGGCGCGCTTTGGACGGCTGAAAAAGAACGGGGGATCGCGTGACTACGATAGGTATTGACCCAGGCGCTAGCGGTGGCATCGCGTGGATCGCCAACGGCAAAGCGTGTGTTGAAAAAATGCCAGAAACATTGCAAGACCTATGGGAGCTAATCGACAACATCCGCCTCGCCTCCCAGATCGAGGTGGGCAGGTATTACGATAATACGCACATCCGCGCATATCTCGAGCAGGTATCGTCCAGTCCTCAAATGGGTGTAAAATCCAGTTTTACCTTTGGCAACGGTTTCGGGCATCTCGAAATGGCTTTAACAGCCGCAGGCATCCCGTTTGAGCGTGTCAGGCCGCAGGTTTGGCAAAAAGCCCTCGGATGCATGACCGGAGGCGACAAAAACGTCTCAAAGCGCAAAGCGCAGGAGCTATTCCCGAATCTCAAATGCACTCATGCAACGTCTGACGCCCTACTGATTGCTGAGTTTGGACGCCGGAAAAATAAATAATCGAAAGAACGCAACTTTTGTGTTGCACAAACGCAACACGCAAGGCAAGGTCTGCACATGTCCAACACCTACCAAGCTCTCAACTTAAGCGCTAGCAAGCAAATCACCGATGAAATCAAAGTGGTCGCAATTGTAAATGAAATCCAAGTCAGAAACGGCGACCGCGTTGAATACGTTTGGTTTTGCAATAATATTCAACAAGCTAGATCTGAATGGACTTACGCTATTGATGCCGCAAAACGCTTGGCGATGAGACTGTCTCTTGCATAAACCACTCACCGGAGGTTCGATCCCTCCGCAATAAAAACAACATGACCAAAAAACAACTACTCCTCCGCGACATCGCGGATATCGAACGCGCATTTGACCGTTTGGGCGAGGCCGCGGAACTCGCTCACAAAGCCAACATCCTCGAACCTCGACCGCATCTGGAATTGCCTTTGTGAGCATTTCGCTTTCGGTATTCGAATTGCACCATACCAGCCATGACTCGTCAGAGTTGTTGGCAAGGTCCGCAACTGCATTCACGCGGTCTTGCGCCGTCATGCGTAGCTCCTGGTGCATAGTCGTCGCGGATAGATCGGCGAAACGGATAAGCTCCCCCTCTTTTCTTCCGCTCACTTCGTCCACATCGACGATGATAGTGTTGAGATTGAGCGCAGGCAGATTGTATCCTTCGTCGTCAAACCCAATGTCAGACGGCTTTGAGATACATGCTGCCCATGAGCTTACCCATTCCCAGAATACATTTTCAGCGTGTTTCTTAAGCCTCCAATCGCCGGTGTTGAATGTATCATTGATGAAATACGTCGCCAGCATTTGACTGGGCGAGCAAATCCCAAGGAAATCGGCATGCTGCCCAAACTCGGTATAGTCATTCGGAGATGGAGTAGCAGTGCAACAAAGGCGGAATTGCGTTGCCTCAAATCGTTTCGTGAGCGCGATCCTAGTTGATCCCTTAAAGTTTTTTAGGATTGATGACTCATCCAAAACTACGCCACCAAACTCAACATTATCGAAATGATCGAGCTTGTCGTAGTTAGTGATGTAAATCCCCGGCCCGTCAATTTCCGATTCTTCAGCGACAACTTTTGCTGTGTATCCAAATTTAACGGCTTCGCGTTGAGTTTGATTTGCCACCGAAAGCGGAGTCAAAACGATGACTGGCTTGCCGGTGTGCCTTGCGATCTGAGATGCCCACTCAAGCTGTTGTAGAGTTTTGCCTAGTCCGCATTCCTCAAACAATGCTGCGCGTCCTTTACGCACCGCCCAATGCCGATGGTTCGGTTGGTAGTTGGCGGTATGTTGAGCCGTCAAGCAACTCGCTGATATTCCTTTCGGGATACATCAAGGAAATCATTCTCAATCTGCGTGAATTAGGCCGTCAACCGCTTACAGCATCGTCTAGCAATTTGACGACTGTTACGACTGCTTTTGCTGCTGGTAAAAGCAAGTCTTCGGTCAAGTCTTGGGCACTTCTGCTAAGTGACGCACTGGAAAATGCTTTCCGTATCACAATGAAGTGGATGGGAAGCGATTTCCAACCAAAGGTTAGCGTCTACACCGACTTTGACGAATTTGTTGACGGTAAAGACTATGACGCGCTTCGTGCGGCGCGTGATAAGGGTGATCTTTCACAAGTTACCTATTGGGAAGAATGCAAGCGCCGTGGTTTGCTGGGTGAAGACTTTACAGCAGCCCGCGAATACGAGCGAATGTTAAAAGAATTGCCGGGGACTGGACCCGACAATACAGTGCCTACTGATGACACTGATTTTAATACTGAGACAGAGTAAGGAAACGAGACATGAACAAGAACAGCATTAAGGCATTGCTTCTTCGCAATGTGTTTAACAATGTTGGTTGGAAGACCGACGAAAATGGTAACATCGTCATCAAGGACGGCAATCCGGTTTGGGTTGATTCGAACGGACGCGAAGGCACCGTTGGGGTTGATACGATTGGTCGCTTGAATGCCGAGAACAAGCAGTTCCGCACCCGTGCAGAGACGGCAGAAACAGCCCTTCAGGCGTTTGAGGGTCTGGACGCTGCTGCGGCCCGCACAGCGCTGGAAACTGTCTCTGCGCTCGGTGAAGGTGGCGTGGTGGATGCTTCCAAGCTGGATGCGGTCAAGGCGCAGATCACGGCGCAGTATGAAACGCAGATTGGTGAGTTGAATACCAATCTGCGGTCTGTTACGGACCAAC